CCCTGCAATCATACAATGATACATATCGGGATATCTCTCAGGCCATTCATATGGCTGCAAACAAGTGCTCGCTGTATAGCTACACATTATTAATGTTAGTAAAATTTTCATCTTGACAAATCCTTATTCAATCCTATATATTGCTCAGAAATAAATGAAAGGAACTATGACTGATATAACAAAATATAGAAACGTTTCGTTAACGCACGAAACATACAAGACTTTGATTGCATTGTCGAAGGTATTATTACCCGATGCGACTTTGTCGATTAGTAAGACCATCGAATCAATTGCAAATGAGAAAGCGAAGAAGTTAAATGGCAAAATTAAAAAAGACTAACACTAAGATAGTAATATGTCCTACTTGTAAGGGGAATGGATTTGTTAAAGTTGCAAGTTTTCATTCTGACGCAATGATACATCAATGTTGGGACTGCGAATCAGAGGGAGAATTTTATGTTTATACACCCGAAACTATTAAGCCTGATCATTATGTTGATCCTATTACAGGCGATGTTAATAAGTTGCACTAAATGACTGAAGGCGACATAGCTTATCTTGCTGGCTTAATCGATGGTGAAGGCAGCATTCAATATAAACAATACATGCGTAAAAGAGCGCATAACAAAAAAGCTTATCCTACTTGGTCTATTAGATTAGAAATAGCCATGACTGATAAGGACACTATTAAATGGTGTCATGAAACTTTTAAAGTAGGTCATTGGGGCGAACGTAAAGTAAAACCTGGAAAGAAAAGACAATGGCGTTGGAGAGTATCCCATAGGGATTGTCTCAAAATCTGTGTCAATATTTGGCCTTATGCTAAAACTAAACTTCATAAGGTAGAACAAATAATAGATCATTACGAGACTTACGATGGGTTACCTAAAAACGTAGTTGATTTAGAGGAGTATAGACTTACTAGAAAATTTAATTGGAATTTACATGGCTCATAAAGATAAAGGTAGAAGGTGGGACGGTAAATCTAGAGTCGTAACGGACCTTTACCGAAAAAATTTTGACGAAATTTTTAAGAAAAAAGTATTAAATGGAGACGATCCTTTTAAAAAAAATGACGGGAGTGATAAGGTAGAAATAAGTCCCGAAGAAATGAAAGAAATAGAAGAAAGAAATGGTTTTTAAAAATAATAATATAACTATTAATAGTAATAGAATTCCTATTGATAGACTCAAGAAATGTTTCTCTATATTTCCTAAAAACTTACCACCTTATTTGGCTTCAATGCCAAGTTTAATTGATCCTAAGATACCTATCTCAAAGACTGTTCGTAGTTGTCCTGGAATGATTAATCTATTTAAGAATACTATTTTGTTTAAGAGTCCATTTGATATCCATGTAAACTTCGAGGACGACGGATCATGGAACGCTTTTGTAGGCTCTGGAGGTATGGGTAATAACACCGTTAATGCTCATGATGACAATCAACTGTTAAACTTTGTAAACAGTCCGTATAAATTATTATTAAAATTTCATTTTGAAATAATAATTCAATGTGATTACGCTGTGTATTTAACTAATCCATGGTGGCATTTTAAACCATATGAAACTATTCCTGGTTATTTAAATTGTAAAGAACCTGTTGAATTAAATTTTTTTGTACCGATTAGAAAAGAGTTAAAGGTATTGAAAATAAATTATGGGGATCCTTTGATGCATGTTAATGTAGAACATAAGGATAAACTAAATATTAAATTTAATAAAAAGAAAATAGATAATTGGAGTGAGCTTCAGTATCGATTCTCTACGCTAAAAAGTAAACTATTTAAGGCTAAATTTTATGATGGATGAAAAAGATTTAAAGGAACATTGGGATATTATAAACAAGCTCCAGGCTCCCAAATTAAATAAGAAATACAAGTATTTACAAGGAAAACAGATCACGGATCATGGAACTGGGACCAGGGTTTATGACTTCAATGGGTCTAGACTTCCAAGCGTAACTACGATATTAGGAGCCACCAAAAATCAACAATTTTTAAAAGACTGGAAGGCCAAAGTTGGAGAAGAAAACGCAGAACGAATCAAGAATTTATCTAGTAAACGCGGAACTGCCATGCACAAATTCTTGGAGAATTATATCACAGGAATTGGGTACGCTGATCTTACAGGGCTCGGACAAGAGGCGCAAGCCATGGCCGAAAAAATTATTGACGTGGGTCTCACACCTGTTGAAGAAGTGTATGGTTCAGAAATTACATTACATTATCCTGGCCTTTATGCTGGGAGCACTGATCTCGTTTGTCTTCACAATGGTTTAGAAACTATCGCTGACTTCAAACAAAGTAACCGCCCTAAAAAATTAGAGTGGATAGAAGATTATTTTTTACAAATAGCAGCTTACGCTATGGCGCACGACCACACGTACGGTAGTAAGATTAGGCAAGGAGTAATAATGATGTGTACTCCAGATTTATATTACCAAGAATTTAAAATACAAGATCATGAATTAAAACAATGGAAACATAAGTTTTTAAAAAGATTGGATATGTATCATGAGTTACAATTCGATGAAAAAGAAAAAACAACACCAATGAATCCGGAGGACTTCTTCAATGGCGCATAGCAACGACATATATAACGCTTTGGTTAAAAAGTATGAGGCAGATATGGCTGATGCAGAGGCTAAACTAAATATGTTTATGTACTCAAGTCAACTACTACCTGAACATGCTGATATAACTGGAGAGATTGACAAATTGCTGCATAAATATGTAGAATGTGGCGAAAAGTTGGCAACTTTAAAGCGTAAATACGGCAAAAGTAACTGACATATAAGAGATCTCACAGATATTTTTTGTTTTTAAAAAAAAAACATGAAAAAAAACTGTCATTCTGTCATTTTGAGCTATTAGTGTTGGTATACAACAATAATACGTGACAAAATTAGTGACAAAAAATGTTTTTATGACAGAAAATATTGTCAGTTGTACACTAATGTCACAGTAGCTCTATCCCGGTGGGCCAAACTTTTTTGAATTTCAAAACTGTAAATATCTGGTATATCTCTTATATGCCTAAGAGAAGAAGAAAACAAATCGCAACTCGTACAACTCCCGAAATACCTTTTCCTAAAGTCCGGGTGGAGTGGATAGACATCTTGAGTGACTCCGGCTGGGCTAGTGATAAAGAATTTGATAAAATGAAATTAAGTTACCCTGTCAATGAAGGTTGGTTGTATTCCAAAGATAAGAATTCAATTAAACTGTTTGCTTCTTTTGATCGGGATGAGGATGGCTTGACTTTTGGGGATCGGACGATGATACCAACTTCGGTTGTTCGGAAGATTCATAAGATTTAGTTGTCTCCTCAGCCACACCTTCGACACTTTTCAAACCTAAAAGAGGTGCGTAGTCGCTTAATAACTGTTGGCGTTTTGCTTGCAATTGCTCTTCTGTCATTTCCTCTAATTTACCTGATCTTATTTCTTTTTTGTCTACATATAATCCTGCAGCCTTTCCTCTCGCTACTTCCATATTACCGGCAGCGGAGAAAGAATTCTTTTTTAGAGCAAGACCTTTAATTCTATCGAGTTCAGCTAAGTGTTTGTCGTAAGTTACATTATGCTTCTGTAGTCTGTCTTCCGTTAGCTGTGCTTTGTATGCTACAACTAATGGATTCTGTCTTGGGTTAGTTAGCTCGGAGCCTTCCACGATTGCTCGTTTCGGACTGTAGCCTGCAAGTAAAGCTGCCTCTGTTTTGGAGACCGGCCCGTCAGGTCCGCCAAATACTAAAAATTCAACGAATCTTTTTTGCATTTCTGTAAGTCTTTTTGGTAATCCCATGATTGACAATTTAAGGTAAGTATCCTATATTGTCAAGCGTATGAAAGATAAACGTACATATACTAAACTGAAAGAACATGGAGAAGATATGAGCCACGAAAATGAAAGAAAACACAAAAATGATGATAGAGGGGCTTTAGATTTGTCCTACTTAATTGAGCAACATAAGGCAGAAATTTGGGAGTACAAACAGAAAGAAGCTGATTGGATTAAAACTAAAAATGTTTTAGATGGGTCCAAACAAATAATTGATCAACTAAGTTCCAAATTGGTAGAGCAAGTTAGAATAATTGCTGAACTTAGGTATGACAACCAGACTTATAAAAAAGAAATTGAAAAACTTGTTGCAGAAAAAAACAAATGAGAGTAAGAGACTTACAGGAATTTCTTTCCACTTTTACTGCTAGTAACAAGTCAGGTACGAGGCAAGGTAATGCCATAAGTGACGCTGTCATCTATGTTGAGAAAGACGGATTCCTAGAGGAAATTATGAAAATGGAAGTCTACGAAAATAGTCAAACAATCTTGGGAGCCACTAAAAATCACGAGTCTCACCGTTTAGTTTTAAAAACAAAACAGAATAGAAACATAATCATTCCACCTAAATTACGTAATAATACCCTGTAATTGACTGTAATGATTACCTCGAAAATTCAATGGGTCCTGAAGCAAAATTTTACCAAGAAATTAAAAGAAAGTTACCTGAAATTTCGTGGATTAGACTTGAAAATCTTAGCTTATCCGGCACTCCTGATCTATTGGGCTATAATAATTCTGGGCACTTTTTCACTGTAGAACTCAAGGTAACAAAAGGTAACAAAATCAAATTTTCGCCACATCAAATTGCCTTCCATGTGCGCCATCCTAACAACTCATTTATCCTGGTAAAGGCCCTCGGTCCTTTACCCATGAAAACTTTTTCATGGTCCTTGTACCGTGGTACACGGATCAGAGAGCTTGTTACTTTGGGCTTGAAACTTCCTGCTTGTTGTTCTTCGCTTGAAGCTTGTCGCTTGATGTTTGCTGAGGCTTGACGCTTGTCGCTTCCTGAACCTGAACTGGTTCTGGTTTGCTTGTGGCTTGTTGTTTCCTTCTCTCTGCCCGTAGGGCAGCATAATATTTTGGGTGGTGAAATGTCATTAATGCTGGCCGTATGATATATTTTTAATTTCAGAATTCCAGCAATTTCTACAATCTTTGCATTGATTGTCCTGAGATGGTGCTGGGCATGTAGCGTTAGCCGTTACAACAGTTGAAGTATTTTTCCAGCTGGCAGGTGCTGCCTGGTCCACCATCGGTGCGCTAAATCTAATGACCAGATTCGCAGGTGCCCTGTCGAGATGGTCCTTGATCCATGCTTCACGGGTCGGCATCCAGTGCCGCCTTGTGGGTGTTAACCTGCAGACGTCGTATATTTTATTTAAATGTTCTAAGTCCTGTACATCTCCAGAGTCGTGCCAGCGG